CGCATCTCATCCCGAGTAATCACGGTGTATCCCATACCATCCAACACCTTAGCGAATTTCGATTCGATGTTAGCAGCCTGGGTGGCTTTACCGGCACCATAAAAGGAGACCATGTTCTGTGCCTTGGCAGCTTTCTGCAAGTCTTCCCAAGTGATTTGAGCATCACGAAGAGCAGGAATAGCCTGGAACTCTGGATCACTGACTGTATCCATTGCAACCAAGTCATAGAGACGGTTCTTTTGAGTGGTGGGTAGCACATTGCTATTAACTGAAATTGATCGATCACCGGTCGAGAGACCAATAATCTGAGCACCACTGGAACTGGCGTCATTCTCAATCATCAATTGTGTCTTATATGTGGATAATTTTGCAGCATTAGTGAAATCACCATTCACATGCTCATGCACACGCGCATATTCTAAAGCTAACCGAGAGATCTTTGGAATCTCTTCAGCATCATGCTCACGGATAATCGGATGTTCAAGGAATTCTCGAATACGACGATCACGCTGAGTTGTAGTCATCAAAAGACGACCAAGCTCCAGCAACTGCTTCTCATTACGCATGAAGATTTCCATCCGACCTGCTTGACTCAGGGCCTCTGTGGCAGGACCGAGTGTTGCTCCAGTTTGAATCATCAATTCCCGAAGTTCTGGGAGACCAAATTGTCTTGGCTCGGCACTATTCAAGAACGGACGAACCACCTCACCTCCAGTTGGAGAGAGATAGCCCTGAAAATAGACCCGACCACGACCATCAATTTGGGCGATGTTTCGAAATGGAAGACCACGATCTCGATGCCAACGCACTGTTTGCATGAAACCATAGCCCAGATCTCCACGTTGAAGAATCAACCGGCGGAAATCGTTAAGTTCGTCATACTTCTTCACATTACCACGAGGGTCACGGAAGCGTACAACATCGTCCATGAAAGTAGCAAATTGATTATCAACCTTAAATTGCACATTCATGGCATGATTCAGCATATCTGCGAAATCATTATCGACAAGAATCTTGTCATAGTTACCGCTGGCTCGGCGAGTAATAATGCTCACACCAGTGTTATTACCACGGGCATCATAGTAGGTCTTCTGATCGGGCCGGACATACCAGCGATCACGATCACGGACCACACCAAGACGTTGGTTGATAACAAGCATTCGGTTACGGCGCTGCAACTCAAGCATGTCAGGATCAACGACCTGAACTTCTCGACTCACAGTCTCCTTCCAGGCACCACCCGGTCGACCTGTTTCAAGGTCAATTGCAGCTCTACGGACTTTACCTCGCATAGCCACCTTGATTTTACCTTGAGCCTTTAAACCCTCAAGGATACGACTTCCATCATTGTGGAAATCTTGCAGTGTTGGTTTATAGAACGGGAACTCATAAGACCATTGCTTACGTAGCTCCTTACCAATGTTAATTGCCAGACTGTCATAGTCAGTGCTCTTGCCATCAGCCACAAGCTCCATCAACTTAGCGAGGACATTAATTGCCTTCTCATCTTGGAGTGTGTTCTTGAGAAACGAGTTCACATAGCTGTCACGATTCTTCCGGTATAGGAATTCAAGATCAAGAATCTGTCGGAACCTCTCACGATTCTCGCGGAGTGTTTTCTCAACCAAACCCTCAGTGGGCCTGAACTCTAAGAACTTCTTGACTTTCTTAATGCCAGTCTGTTCCTCATACCATGCAATCACTCGTTTCTTGAGTGGCTTGGGTTCTTTACGGAGGTCCAGGAAGTAAGATTTCAGAGGGGCACGACCAGTATAGTAGCTTTCACGAGCAAGAGCTGTACCTGTTTTATTCTTCCAATCCTCAACAAATCGCTGATTGGCAAGTGTTTGGTCACTAATCTCATCGAATGTGTAGTACTTCCCGAAGATTTGCACCTTAGGCGATTCACCTGACTGGAATGTGGGGAATAATTCAGCACGCTCTCTGGATCGACGATCAAGAATACGACTCACGTTCTGGACACTGAACTGTGCCTCAGCCCGAGCAGCAGTCATGAATGAATCCCAGGGCCTCTTGTCATTGGCATAACGCTCAAACAAAAGACGAAGGTTCTCAACCACAACAGTTTGTTGGTTCACACTGATCTGGTCTTCAAGACTATTAGTGAATTCCTCGATGAAGGTCTTCTGATCCTGTGTCAGGAGCTTACTATTCTTCATGAAGTCAATACGTTCTTGTAGAACTGTATAATCAGGATCATACTGGAGAGTGGATCCACCTTCACCGGTGAACGGATCGAAGTTCTCGTTGCGTTCATCAAACTCATTGTTGGACCGTAGTCGGCTGGTTCTCTTCCCCTGCAGGGTTGTGCCTCGGTAGTCTGTTAGTGACATAGCCTGACGCAGGTCTGTGGCGTCCTGGACATACATTGCACGCAACTGGTCCTGCACTGTGGGGCTACTAACAATGTCTCTGGGCTTGACAGCATCCACAAACATAGCAAGAGCTTCACCCTCAGGACGAGCAATCTGTCTCACAGGAAGGATAGCAGTTCTGATCTGATCAAGACGTCGAAGGGCAGCGATACCAATCTGACGACCACGAGTGTCAAAGAATTCCTTAACACTTGCAAGACCTTGTTGGAACAAAGTTGCCTTCTCTTCACTACCAAGGTGGGCCACCTGGACTTCCATCGGTTGACGACGGAGCCACTGACTGTAGTCTTCCTTATCAATGATCTCACCACTGAGGTTCTTACCTGGGATGGCCTCAAGCTTGGCCTTATTCAACCGCTCGGATTGGATCTTGGCAAGCTCAGTTTTAGACTTAATCACAGGGACCATACTGGATCGACAATTCCAATGCAGCGGAGGCATGTACCTAGTGTCACCAACAGGATACACTCGTCCATCATGATAGGAGCATTCCCGAGTTGTACGAGCATCAAGGACAGCTGTGAATCGATAACCAGCAAGGATTTCCTCATTGGCTTTCATGACACGATCAATTGCCACACTCTGGGTGCGGGTGATGGACGTTCGCACAAGGCTCTTAACCTGATGCTCACTCATGCCAGTGGTCTCAAGGACTGCCTGGATAATGTCCTTACGAGATTTATTCTCTGCAAGACCTCGTCCAACAATATTCTGAATACGAATCAGCTCAGCACCACCAATATTGTCGAAGTGCTCTTTGAGGGAATTACTTGTCTTGATATTAGGACCGACAATCTCCTGGAGAACTTCAGAGCCCTTAGGGCGTTTCACATTAAAGAAATCACCGGCTGTCTTATGAAGATTGTTCACATGGAACGACACTGCAGCAGAACCATAATCTTTAATACTGTTATCAGTAATAGAATGCAGTTCTTTAGTGGCACGAGTAACCTCAGGCCGGACATCAGCCTTGATGTTTGTAACCAAAAGGTCACGAAGACGTTTCTGATGACGACGAGTGGCACGACCAACAAGGGTCTGTGTCTCAGCTTCATACAGTCGAGTATCAGCCAAGTGCTGCACAACTCGATCATACAGTTCTTGATTATACATAATACTCCATTTATTCTTAACTCTTTCCAATGTCCTCATTCAGAAGACATCAGAAAGTATTAGTACATACCTACGAGAAGGGTGGCTGTGGAACCAGTTGCCCAGACACGTTTGATATTTGCCTCGATCCAAGCACCAACAGGCAGACCAGTATAGGTCGCTGTTCCACCATTTTCGAAGTCTACTTTGAGGTTACCGGCCCCACCAACATAAATCTTGCGGAAGACCACAGTTTGATCCACATCAGCAGGAACAATCGGCATACCCCTACTGACAGGGATTGTTGTTCCAACTAGAGACATGATTACTCCGTCGAACCCAGAACCACGAAGCCCACAGTTGTAACTGCAGTGGTGTTGGCGTTCACAGTAATAGTGAATGTACCACTACCAACCACAACAGATTTAATCGAGGTGGCAGTTGCATCATTAGACATCAGGACCGGCAGCACAATACTGTTCGGGCCAACAAGCTGATTAGTCACAACCACAGACGATTGACCGGCTGCAATCTTGACCTTACCACTCATGGTATTCATCGTGACAGCGCCAGCAGCAGCTGCAGTGGACATTTCAGTACGGAGAGAGCGGGCAGTCAGAGACAGCCACTTAGTGATATTACCCATTTTTGTTTCCTTTATTGGTAAGAGATTTTAGCATCTGCGCTGGTGTAGGTAGAATCCAGCCAAGAACCAATAGAAGGAGAATCCACCAGGATGGCCCCTCACGCTGATCGACAACAACTTGTGCATTGTCACCAGTCTTGATATCTTGAAGTTTCTCTGCAGTCTTCTGATCGAGTTTACCGACAGAATCCGCATCCACACTTGAGCCCACAGACTTCTTAGAGTTTGTTACTTTAGCAGACTTAGTCGTCTGGGACTTGATGCCATCAACACTACCAGCATCAACAATACTGTTATCACCAGCCTCTACCTTAGTAGATTTCTGCTGGCCAACTACTTGCTGAACATTTTCTTTACCAACTTGGGCGTCTACGTTGATACCGGGTTTCCCGAGAAGAGTCCCAAGAGCACTGCAACCAGTAAGGAGAACGAAACTAGCCAGAACCACATAACGTTTAAGGCTTTGCAGGTGCATGGAACTGTTCCTCAGTTGTGGTCTTAGTGACCTTCTTCTTCAATCCAGAAGAGTCTCCACTAACACCGCCGTTTCCAGGCTTTCCAGAATCAGCTCCAGGAACTCCATCCATGAGGCTGGAATCAATCTTTGTCGGAGCTGTGTTAACCAAAGGATCATCTTGAATTTCCTTCTGACCTTCCTTATCATCGTAATCAACAGGAATGATGTCATTCTGTTTAGCGATTTGCAGGAACACACTGCGAGGAATGATGCCACCCTGATACCACTCAGTGATGAGTCGCATCCAGGCATCGCCCAGAGGAGTTGGGTTGAAGTCCTGACTGAGCTGGAAGTCGATATCTTCTTCCTTGACCTCAACATCATACTTCCACTCAAGCATGGTCTTCAGGACCGATTCGAGAGTTTTGCTAACTTTCGTATTGAGGAGGCCGAGTTGCGCCGTCTGAGCAGCATTTCGGATTTCGAGCGCAGTGCCAGATTCAGCAGACGAGCCCTCAGGTGACAGCATACGAATGCCCATCCGAGCCATTTCTTCGATAGTCGCAGCAATTGATGCCTCCATATCTTTAAGGGCCTCAGTCGGGGTCTTAAGCACATCAGCCTTACCCGTTGCAGGCAGTCGAATCCAAGTGCCCAGGCCACCATTCACAATCTCTTCAAAGTCCTCATCATTAAGATCAGCACTGATAACAGGAGTGTAGGTGGAGGCACCATAAAGAAGGTGATTCCGACGACTGATCTTATTGTATAGACCAATCTCACGATCAATCAAGGGTTGCAGCACAGGTTCATATGCATCCAGATTACCATTCAGAGGCCAAATGGGAATGTACGGGATGCGCTCGCCATGCATCATGGGAGTGACAATAGGGCCATCAGGGATCCACTTAGCATTTGTATTCTGCTGCATCTTATTTTGGATTTGACCATTGACAACTTCAATCTGGTCACCTGCAGCATCGCGCCTATACTTTTGAATAGCGTAATTACCTGTGGAGTCGAGATGATAGTCAATTGCAATATCCACCATAGTGGGATGGAATGGGCTGGCATCTGTGAACTCTTCCACATAACCACGAACAATTAGACGGGTGAGAGCATTGACATTCTTCTTAGTCTTACCCTTCTGCCAATTGATCACATGGTCAGCCTTGATGACGGATGCATAAGGACTAAATTCCTTACGTTGTTCAGGGGTCATCGCATCATAGTCATCAGGATTAATTTGAGGGAAATCAACCATGATCCATGCTCGGCTGGTCTGCATTTCTTCCCAGAGAGCTTCATCAAGTACGCTGATCATGGAATTACCATCAGCACCGAAGTTGGTCTTGAGCCAACCCTCGGCTTCCTCATCAACACCCTTAGGGATATTGAATTGTGGAGGCTTACGAAGAAGACCACCAACAAGGACTTTACAGTATTGACCAACTAGGCCAGGCAATTCAGCCTCAGCACGGTAGAAGTCATACTGCATCTGTTCCATACGAGGACTGAATGGAATCAGGAGGTTACGATAGTGGATGGTGTCCACCAATCGATCATAAGCCTTTGCGTGGTTCTGACCGTTAATCACGGCACGAGCACGCTCCCAGATCGGCTTAAGGGATTCGTATTTCGCAATGGGGTCACCAACAGTCTTATTTGCTGGGACGCTTGTCATTGTCGTCGAGTTTTCAGACATGTGGGTGATTCCTTAATTACTCAATTGCAGCGAGACGCTCTTCCATAATCTCGATGAGACTACGAGTGAGGTCAGCCTGACGCTGGATGCGACCGCGATCTTGAAGCGACACATCAATCCACTTGGGAGACGTATTCACAAACTTCATCAGGTCAGCGTAGCTAGCCTTAAGATCAGTGCACTGAGCTTTGAGTTTATCTTTGTAGCTCACGACAGGAGCGGGAGTGGTTGTTGCCATTATTTATTCCTTAAATTTTCAGAGTGGGTCGAAGATTACTTGCTGTAAACAACACAGTAAAGTCACCCTCAATCTTTTGTAGGTACGGATGCCCAGATTCCTTATGAATCAGCATCTGGCCCTTATCATTCCGAATGTATTGCAGAGCCCAACGTTCCTCAGTGTCAATTGTGAGACAATCATTGATGGGCCGTCCATTCATATACACCTGCATGGCACTCACATTCAGATTAGGATCGTAATATGGATGTGTCCAATCAGCACTAACTTTCATTTCTCAACCTTTTTCTGGATCACATTACCTGCAATGTAGGATCCAACTGTAGCAATAACAACTGCGCTGTACACACCATCAGCAATTAACTCCATGGCAACAAGGCCCGTGGCACTAATCAATGTCAACAGCGCAATCAGGAATTTGCGACTTGTAAATTTCATTATTGTTCTTCCATGTAAGGAACACCGAAACCATTCTTGATGATCTCGTAGTTGATCAGTACAGCATCAACATAGATCCATGCAATATACCGACCATACTTATCAGTGGTCTGCTCAAGGTCAAGAGTACAATAATTGTTCAGATACTTAGTCAGGAACTCAGTTGCCTCTTTATATCCAAGCTGGCCACGCTCAGGAGTGTTAACCCCATGGAGGCGCACTCGTTGTTTGAACTTCAGATGGAAGCCAAGATCGAATTCGACATCAACAGTGTCACCATCAACGATCTTAACAATCTGAGCATACAGGAAAGATCGGATTGATCGAGTCATTATTCTTTATAACTATCGATGGCATTCTTCTTTGCGTAGTCGGGACCGGGCATATAGCCACTCGGGGCAGACACTTCACAACACACACCAAACAGCTTACACAGCAGACGTTTCAGAAATTTCATTTAATTCTCCAGGATAGGGAATTCCAGGAATAGCGAAGTGTCCGCTTCCTAGATACTTGTCACAAAAATAACAATGCTTATCGTACATCTCAGGGAAGTACGGATTGTGGAATGGGATATAGCCTTTATGCCGGCACACCACTCTCTTCAACAGACGGACGAGCTTTTCGAATCCGCTTCTTTGGGGTAATAGCACTGCCATCCTCCGTCATGAACATTTTAACAAGCTGAGCAACAATGTCAGATCGCACAATGTCATCAATAGTGAACTCAACCACAGGAATCTCAATGTTATTCCGCTCACACATGGCGCAGAAGGCATTGAGGGCATCTCCATTATCAACGTCTGACTGGTAGGGGTCTCCCATGAGGACCAGCTTAGATCCTTCTCCGAGTCGAGTGGTGATAGCCTTGATCTCTTCGAATGTAAGGTTCTGTGCCTCATCAATAAGGACAATCGAATTTTCAAAAGACTGACCTCGGATGGTTTCAAGAGGCTGAATTTGGATTCGATCTTTAGCGACGAGGTTCTCATAGTGCGTCGTTGTTAGTCCTTGCTTAAGCACATTGATCACAGGGGCCAGCCACGGAGCCATCTTCTCTTGGATGGTACCAGGAAAGTGGCCTAATGTGCGACCAGTGGGCACGTTGGCGCGACTGAGGATGATGGCATCGTATCCACCCTTGAGATACAGACGAGCAGATGTCATGGCACTAATATAGGTCTTACCAGTTCCGGCAGGGCCTTTAGTGACAGTAATCGCATAAGACTCGATTGAATCAATTAGGCGACTCTGATTGTGTGTCTTAGGTTGAATATGAAAGGGGCGAGGAGCGATTTCCCTTTCAGCTTGAATGCGTTGGCTGCGTTTCACAGGTGCTCCTTGATCATCTTCACGTTTCCGGCGTCCAGAGTTAGAACGTTCAGAGCGAAGATTAGTTGTTCGATGATGAGTGCGCATTATATTCCTTGTGACATGGGCGTAAGGGACTTGAACCCTTAACTTCAGATTTTTGATCCACTGTTTTACCGCTTAAACTAACCCCACGATGACGCCTTTACGTAGCGAAAACGACCTAAGGTAGGTGATTAGAACTGTACACCGGAGAGGTCATACAGAGTTGTACTTTTCAGAAATACCATTTTGTTTTGTAGTTTAACAGATTTGCCTGTAGTTGGATCATTCACAACAGGAAGGCCCTCACAGATACCAAGATAGCGACCCTGGTAGATGCGACGACTACGCGCATATCCTTGAACAATCACCATGACCTCTTGATCAGGGAAGATTTGTTGCTTAAGACAATTACTATTAAAACCAATACGTTCAATTTTCAATTGTATTACCTCGGACAATAATGTCGAATGTTGGACCTTGCTGCCTTGCAGGATGGATATAAGCACGACCATCACCAATATAGCGAATGGAGTGGTCTATGACATAGTGTTGTTTACAATGCTCAAAGTAATCCTCAAGGGTTTTGGGCTTGTAGCCACTATCAAGGCTAGCCATAATTTCACGGATTTCAGTTTGCACCTTAACCCAATCACGAATACCACCCTCTGCAGCAAACGGCCCATCTGCAGGTTTGAGATTGTAGTCAGTTGTAGCCATTAGAAATTGTAACCCTTCTTGGCCACCATGAGGCCATTACGGACAGCATACAGGTACTCAGTGATGTATCGAACACCATCAGAAAAGTGTTCCACACCCTGTGTTTTATCGATTGTTGCAGTATTCGGATTAGACTCAACCCATGCAGTACGCTCCATGGACTTGATTGTACCTTGCACCCGAGGATGGAAGAACATATCAACATCACCAGAGGCGTTCTTGAGCTTTCGGTTCACAGCCTGGACACTATCAACGATAGGAGGGTGAGCACTACGAGCACGAGTAATAATCTTGTATTGTTCGAGAATACTAAAATCAGTAATACCAGTGACAGCACTAGTTTTCCGAGCACGACCAGATGGATCAGGATAAGCAATGATCCGACGATCAGGATACTTCTCACGAAGCCGACGAGCCAGGGTATCAGTGTCAGGGTGCCCCTGCATCTCATCCAGGGCATGCATTTGGTTGCCTCGAACAGCCCACATAGTAGCGGCCATAATACCAATGTTGAAGTCGATAGAGACATGAATGTCTTCCCCCTCCATGAAGTCGGGCAGGTATGGATCGATATGTGTCTTACGGTCAAAGCAGTAGAACACACGAGCACCAGACTCCTCGAAGCTAGCCTCATATTCACGGGCAAACTTCAATGGATCGGTGGTCCTCTTGACACGCTCAATCTCATCATCACTCAGATAAGGACTATCACGATATGTGTAGTGGAAACGCTTCCAACGATCAGGATCAATGTCCTGCATATTGTGCATATCATAGAAATAGTCATAACCCTTAGGAGTACTAATGATTAGACTCTTATGATTACCAGGCCATCGAGTGGTCATGCATGGTTGAATGATGGATTCCCATGATTCACGCAGACCGGGTTGGCCCTCCCAGGTTGTGACCTCATCAAGCACTGTGAAGTACTGACCTGAGCCACGCATGCGTTCTGAAGCCTCATAGGACCACAGACGAAGGATCACATTGTTCTTAAACCAAAAGGTTCCACTTGAACGAGATGACTTTTCAGCGAGTTCCTCAAGACCAAACTGGTGGGCGAGAAGAGGGTAATAGATGTCAAGAACCTGCTGGTATGTAGGTGCGACGATAGAGACATTCTTATTAGGAATATCTTTTGGCATATCGAGAAGTTCTTGGACGGCCATTACGGCTGCGCCACCTGCAAGGAAGGACTTACCAAAGCCACGAGATGCGCACACGGCGGCATACTTTGCGACTGGAGTCCCTGGGAACAGATAACGAAGAACATCTGATTGGCCTTTATGAAAGCGAATAGTGTTCGACATAAATTGTTGTTTAAGATTTTGGATCTGAATCTTCTGCGCCTGGCCTTTTATGTGACCGAGAGGGCGCCCAAGGGCTTTTGTTTGGAGCAGGAACTCAGGATCGAACTGAGGACTTCAACTTGGAAGGCTGTAGTTTTACCACTAAACTATACCTGCATAATTTGTACTTAAGAAAGAACACTAGATGAATCTTATTTACATTGTCAATATCGCTCGAGTCGATAAAGATGATTCACACTCAATGGGAAGTGTCCAGTTAGATAGCATTGACGCGTTACTTATCTAAACAGAAATGTTCTTACTTAAGTACAATGGTACACCCACAGAGAATCGAACTCGTGATTAGTTGGTTGAAAACCAGCTGTCCTAACCTTTAGACGATGGATGTATTGGCTTATTTGTTGCGCACACTTAAGCGAGAAAAGCGGATGTGGCATTACTCCCACAACAGAGTTCCTGTATAACGGACAGGTCCGGTTGAACATATTTCTGATTCTTGGAACTCAGGTGTATAAATGATGACATCTACACCGCTACAATTGTTCTTCATTGTAGTGTCCTCAGGGATGTTAGATTCAATCCCGAGTCTTCGACTTACTTCTTGGTGCCCCATGTCTGAATCGAACAGACGACCTACTGCTTACAAGGCAGTTGCTCTACCACTGTGCTAATAGGGCTAAATCTGTCTAATTTGTTTTAAGTGAAGAATTAGGAAACCCACTAGATTGTGACACAGCGACAATTGGCGTATACAGACGCCTCGTTTTACTTCTCATAAGATGCAGTTCTCAGGCTAACGAAAAGGTGGTCTCACCCGTTGTTAAACCATCACACGCCTTACTGCTCGACAGCCGTTTAGGAAACTATTGCACACAAAGCAGGCTTTGTCTCTAGTACCTGTGAGTTCTCGTGCTGATCACAAATTTGGCACCACATCTAGGAATCGAACCCAGCTATCCATTGATTAACAGTCAAGCCCATGCACCTTGCTCGGGTTGTGTGGTATGTTTATAGGAATGGTATCGTCCCCTAGACGTCTGACTTACACAGAAGGTTAACAACCAAGTTAACCCAACTCAGTGACCTACTGAGCGTAATCATTGTTCATGTCCGATGTATCGTCACGGCCAGACGTTGGACTTCACCAAAGGAGTATATATCGTTACGTACCAATATAATTCCTGCATGTTCATAAGCTCAGAATATCTCTAATCTGACTAACTTCATCGTTATGATTGTAACTATTATCAACCACATCAATAACGACATAATTCTGTTGTGCCCCAAATTCACGGGCGAGTTGGTCGTTATTAGTACCAACCACTGGACGCAGCTCATCCAGGTCGACAATGAAGTATCTGAATGACATTTAAAGACTGTACCTGTGAGGGCTATTAGCAATCTTCATGAGGGTCTCTGCATGACAACGATATGGTGCACAATAACACACCAGATGTTTACCAGGTAGATTGCGCTCAATCTGAGTGATCAGGCCCGGACGATTCAAGACATATCGACTGTATTGATCACAGACATGATTTCGATCACCATGAATATCGATGATGAATGGATTGCCATAGATGCTTCCACGACCAACAAATACATAGTCCTGTCCCTCAACCAGTGTGGCGAGGATGCGCTTATCAGAATTCTTATTTAGGATTGTTGGAGTGGACAGATCAACATCTTTGAGGTTGCGGATCTTATGACGACCCTTACCATGCTCATTCATACATTACCCTCAGGACTACTGTACACAGGAAGACAGGCATCATATGTCTCTTTGAAGATATCAGGCTTGCATGGATAGAATTCACCATGAACACCCTTGATTATGTAGTCACCAACAGTTGCCACATGAACAACTTCGCCCATGGGACCATCCTCAAGTGTACCAATAATTGTATTGTCTCCATTAACAACAACAATCGCACCAAAGGCACGTAGTTCATCGTGATTGCTTCCAGTGAACTGGACTGCACTAATCACAACAGGCTTCTTACGGTAAAAACCAATCGACATTAAATTTCCCTCATGTCTTCAATACTATGTGCTCTCATACGAGCTTTGAACAGATCATGGTCACTCAGAACCAGTGTCTGGTTGAGAATAACTTCCTTAGAGTGATCCAAATCAGAGCCACAAACAATAAGTTGATGGTCACTGAGATCAACAAGAGGATCAGTGTCCATGACATTAGCGAAGCTTCTTGAACATTAAACCACCTCGGTAGTGTGTACTTCTTTAGCGTCCCCTGGTGCCGGGCTGCGCGGGTGAGCCGGGATGGGCAACATACAGGAGGCAAACATCATTAGATTCACCATCCACAACCTCATAAACATGGGCATTCCACTCTCCAATTCTATACTTCTTATGTAAACTTAAATTATGCTCAACAATCGCATCACAAGGGTTGGGGTTCTTGGGGATTAGATTTGACTGTGACTGTAGTTGAACCGTCAGAATCAGTCGTTGCAGTAACACTCTTAACATCATCAGTCAGAACCAATCTCACAGGTTGCTTCTTCTCTTCTTCCTCAACATCCTTAGGACGATCAGGAACCTTGTTATAACCATAAGACATCAAATCATTACTGATCTTCTGTTGTGTATTAACAAGCATTGCAACAGCTTGCATACTAGGTTTCGGACCGGAGATGATTCGATTGATCAGGGCTTCAAGCTCCCAGTACTTATCAACCATCATCTCAATGGGATCGAATCCCAGAGCCTCAAGCTTTCTGATGGATTCCTTGGAGTGGATGTTCTTGGAACCCTTGGGACGTCCACCACCTGCACGCCACCCACCACGACCCTTATAGCCACTATCCTCAACAACATCTGTGTCGGGACGAGGACCACTACCACCATTAGTACTATTTTCCATGGTAATTACTCTTCAACAATGTATTAAGACTATGGATCTCTTGATTAGCAATCTTGAGATCAGCTTCCAATTTATAAATCTTACCCATGAGTTCAGCCTTAGTGTCACTCAGGGCCTCCACCTTCTCAAGCAATTCCTTGACTTGATCCAGGAGAGCCTTCTTGAATTCATTCTTGTCTTTAGAATCCAGTTCAGCTTTCTTGATCTTCCAATTCCAGTAACCAGCACCACTGATGATTCCAATCAGAGCGGGGATGACAGTTTTGGCAACATCAAGGACTGCAGGACTAAAAATATCCATTAGCATGTGTATCCTTTTATTTGTTAATTGTCATCACAATAGAATCATGGCGACTAGTTGCTATCTCTTAGGGCTCCCTTTAGTTATACCCTTGGGATCATTTAAATGATACCCTTAAATATAGCCGGGGAGGCACCCTGCTTTAGCGTCCCCTGGTGGCGGGCTATGCCGTACATAGTTTACGATGTACAAACAAAAAAAAAAAAGAGGGTACCCCACCCACCACCACCCAGCCCGAAGGCCAGATGATGATAGGAGGGGTGTGGCCGAAAGTGGCCAGCTTAGTAAGTACTACTAGGAGTGATTAATCTTCAGAGTTATAATCAGGATCCTGTGCACCAGGAGCGAGGGTGTGAATGGTCTTCAGATCGGGCTGGAAGACATCATCCTTCAGCTTGAAGATGATATTCTCATGGCCATACTTGATCTGTGCAATGAGAGCCTCGAAGGCTCCCCTCCAATGTTCCGGCTCAATATAGTCATGAATGACCTGGCACTGGTAGATAACAGGTAGCTGCCAATGAGGCACACCACTTTGAACAAGGGCATCCTGAACCATCTTGAGATCGACGGTTTTGTTCTCAAGATCAGGCGTGTAGGCCTCATCAGAGATCTTGTGACCGGCTGCACACTTGACTGTGCAATTATTGACAACAGCACGATACATGCATCCACTGAAGGGATCACTATGATCTTTGGACTGGACACCCTGAGCAATCAGCAGGTTCTTGATTTCCTCAACAAGGGTGATCAGTTGCTCACGCTGGTGGTAGCTATTGTTGAACATTTAAAACTCCGGGACCAATGTGGTCTTATCAATGAAAGGGCGAATAACACCGCGACTCAGAGCGGTATTGAATTTATCGACATAATCGCCGATATAGAGATTCTGTACAGCATCATAGTTCTCCCAGGCAAACTCCCGGAACCAACCACTTGTGATACTTGTGCAGACCTTCTCAAGAGCCATATCGAAGCTCTCTTTGTGGCTGACCTTACCAGCGAATGGAATCTGACTCCTCTCAAGAGCCAGCACATACGACTCCTCAAGCACTCCATACAATTGAATGTATCGGGGCTGAGCCATAAATTTCTCTCGGCTACTCAGTACCTCTTGCCCCTTGATGCTGTAGTACTTGTATGCAGGTTGATGTGAAATCTTAACTGCTTCATGAATACTGTCATGATCGTACCGATACAACGGTTGACCATCAGCACCAATAGGATTGAAGAACTCCCTCTTTGTCTGATTCAGTTTGGGATGACTATAGCTATAGGTCTCAGCCTCTCGACGAGCATACCAATCCTTGAGGATGGGATTTCCCCATGACTGTCCAGGATTGTAGTACTTACGAATAGCCTGAATGTCCCTCATGGTCTTGAGGAAGTGTGGGCTATTTTTCTTGTACCTATGACTCATCTTGAGAGCATACAGCACATCGAGTGAGGCAAACCGAACACCAAATTCACCATGAATAGCCTGATCCCATCTGAGATCAAGTAGCTGCATCTGATTCGAGCCCGCCCATGCAATCTCAGCTTCAAGGATACCCTCACTGCTTCGACTCACAAACTTTTGACCATCATCAAATGAGAGCGTGGTGTACTTGACACCCTTATGGAACACTTTTGCGAACTCGATGGTATCATCATATGTGGCAATGATATCCATGTCAGCAGGCATTCGGCCAATCGCCACATGATTAGCTTTAAGGGCCTGCGATCCAATTACAAGGATACGGCCCATGGATCAGCAGCTGCTCCCAGCCCACTTATCAGTGTCCCAGTGTCCACCACCATTGTAGGCACGGAAGTCCAGAGTCTCATACATACCAGGCACACTGATCTGAAAATCGATATTGTGCTTCTCAGCAAGTTCCTTCATCTCTGTGACGCGGCTCTTCACGTCTGCATTCAGACGCTCAATCGTGATCATAGCCTCACGACGCTCATTCTCTTTCTTGCGGTTCTCAAGTTCAGCTTCCAGTTGGCCAATGGTATAACCTGCGAGACTCATTTTATTTCCTTGTTTGTATGAAGTTTCGCCCCATTGAATGGGACCATTATTGAGGACTGTTCCGCGCCCTCTACGGCTACTCCTGTACCGGTTCTTTGTCTGCATCTGGCTCTTCATCCATCACAACACCAGCATATTCGTCTTCCTCAAAATGTACTGGTGATTCAATGCAATCACTGTGGAGCCAATATTCGCTCATTTACGTGTCATTCTAATCAAATGAACACTTCGAACCTCACGGCCAGTATTACCATCTGTTGCACTGATTACGTATTTAGACTCCATTGGCATCTTACCATTGATCTTATGATGCTCCTTAAGAGCTTCATCAAGAATATCAAAGAGATTCATGTTTACAACCTCTGGACCAGTCATTGCTCCAGTCAGAGTCTGCAACTTTTCAGCAGTCTCAATATCAATCTCAAGAATAATCTTGGCTGGAGAAATTTCCTGCATCACAGCAGGTTCATATCGTGCACTACTAATCAATGTACCACCTCATACCCTCAGCATCAATCGTGGGGTTCAATCGTCGAACATACTCCTCAATGGCCGGACGGACATGATAACCCTTATCCTTGTACTTCACAATCCGATTGAATGTCGCAACCGGGTGAGTCAGATTCATGAGACGAGCCTTCTTCTGTTTCACATCTCGAATGAATTGCTCATGAAGATACAATCGACCATTGAGTAGGTCCAGGGCTCCATACCCAGGACTCAGGTCAAATGTGTGAATCAACTCTCCTGGATCACTGTAGAATGCCTGGCTGATGCACTGGATCTTAGTGTCATCAAGCTTGAATGTGGCCAGTTTACCCTGTGGGCACTGGAACACTTTCTTATATCCCCAATCAGTGAGCTTTCGCTTAACCTCCTCAAGTGTCTCCACATTCGGGAAAAACAAATCAAAATCACAAACAACATCATTCTTATCGAGGATGCTGCGGAGGGCACCACCTGCAAGCCATACTTGATGTTGGCCAGTGACACCCATCTCCTTCAGATCATACAGACCCGAATAGAGTTTACCAAAACGAGCTACCTTCAGTTTCTCTGCTTCCAGAATCAGCATTTGTGTTCTTATATTTGTTAAACGCTGCCTGATATGACAACCACATGCGGTGAACTTCAGCGTCTTCATAGATCTGTCTCTCCTCAAGGAACAGACCAACGCTCATAAGCCCACCACCATAAATTTCCTCAAACCAATGCTCGAAGTCATATTGCAAGTTCTTGATGGTGAACTGCTTAACGGCCTTCGACTCACGAAAGATCGTGATCTGCACAGTGCCCGGTGGATTCACTGTGTCATGCGCGGGATTCATCCTGATCATGCTATTGGTCGCATCGTGACAGGAACAGTCGGCCAGCTATGATGGAAACAGAATGCGCTGTAAAGGCCCACATCGATCGGATCACCTTTATACACATGCCTCTGTAACTGGGCCTGGCACTCTGCTCGCCAATTATAGACTCGCCAACTGTTACCATATTGCTCCTGTTTGCTCGCCATTTTGACAGCGAGCGCACGGGCAAACCTCTGAATCAGATCCTGGCCCAGTGGGCTCAATCCGTCGGGCACTTCCACTTCGATTTTCATTCTTAACCCCATCCAATTTGTCTGCTGTATCCATCCTGGTCAACGTAGCCATGCCCAATAGGCTCGGCACCTTCTTCAATGTTTTCCACATCTGGTTCTTTCTGTGCAGTTACTCGCATCGATGAGAATGGCCTATTGACAATAATCTCCACCTCATCATGATGGAAATGTACATTACAATCACTCACCGAGAGCATAGGCACCAATGCCTGAGAGATTAATTCCCTCAAGCACTGATGTCCATGATACTTAACGGCGAGATCACGAATGTAATTGACTACATCTGCAATCTCACGGTCTTTCATGTGTTACCGGCGGCTGCTTCGAACACTACTAAAGGAGCTAGAGCGGGATGACCCAGAGCCAGAAGAGCTATAGCTACTGCGAGAAGGAGCATAATTAGAGCTGCTCGATGAGCTCGTGTTACTAGGAGCAGGAACGCTAGGACGAGCAACAGAATTGGAGGAGGTAGCATAGTTACTTGTGTAAGGTGCAGGCGCAGGTTTCGGGGCAATAACGGGGATGTTAGTCGGCGCGGTTGCCGTGGCCGTGGACCGGGTTACAGCGGGAGTCGGGCTAACAACCGGTTGCGCAGGTGCCACCTTAGAGCCAATAACCGGTGCAGTTACGGGAGCAGGTGCAGGGGCTGCCGCAGCGGGCACTTCTCGCACGACTTCTCGCTCAACGACTCGTTGTTGCTGATTGTTAGACGAACCGAGCATGTGTCCAAGCATGCCCGCTCCGATAACAGCACCCCAGCCGGGACCGTGGTCTTGCTGTACAATAACGGGAGCCGGTTGCGAGACAGGCGGAGGAACGTACTGTGGCGGAGGAACGGCCGGAGCTTGGGTGGCATAATTGGCCGGTTGGGGAACGTAAGCGGGTCCTGCATATGGATCCTTGCGGCCAGAACAACTGACCATAACAACAATGACAAACAGCACAGCAATGATGCCGACCATGATGCGACCACGTTGGTCGAAACTATTCAGGAATTTCTTAATATCGTTCATTTAGTATCCACGGCGTGCGCCGCTATCGAATTGTTCTTCTCGTTGGGGGTTAAATCGACCAAGAATATAGTCGGGACGGCGTTGGGATTGGGGACACACAGCTAGGATTCGCCATCCGCCATCCAGCTTGTTTTGGAGTACATCAGTGCAACTATCTTCAATTAGCATCGTCTCATTGTATGAGAGCAGTGCCATATTCGGAATGTGCACCTGAACCAACTGATTCATTGCCACATCAGGACGAGGTGGGGTTGATGCCTTATCAACAACAGTTTGCACTTCATCCAGAATACTTCCAACAGGGTCAGTATCCTTGAGAAGTTTAATGTCCTCAAGTTTGTACCCCATTGCGGTAATTGCACCGATTTGGCCCTGACTGACGACAATTGGGGAATACCCATTTTCATCAATCTCCAAACCAAGATGAGAGAATTTCTCAATCCTCAGCTTGCGAGCCTCCTCATCAGTCTGCTCACCAGAGCCCCAGATGTAGCCAGGTTTTGCACTATAGTACTTCATGTCAGCAAAGGAACTGAGTTGTGGTTTTCAACAATCTCCACATTCGTATACCTACAAATGCTCACACTCACACCATCGGAACGAGTGCAGGGAAGGTAGTCAGCACCAGCGGGAATGCCATTAGCCCGCTGATACACCTGAAAGTTGTTGATGTCACTCCCATAAGCAAACCGATCCAGCACCCTGAACAGAGTGCCTTTGTCCAGAGCAGCCAGCTTGAGACCTGGAGTGGTCCTCACCGGTTCCTGGCCCATAGCCTGCTTCATAAAACGAACAGATTCTTCTCTACTTGGTGCTCGCATATAAAGGCCCCGAAGGGCCACTCCTCTTATGCTGCGCAGATCCGCATCAGATGTGCGGTCCGCATTTCTTCTTCACTGTCAAACACTGCCAGATTCAGGATCAACCAATCCCGATTCCGTGCACGATCCATTCCGCTTGGAGTGTGCATTGCAACGTTTTCACGGAAACCAAGTTCATGCAGCTTGATCGCCTGTTCTTCACTCGGGGACTCCCCAAAGCGAATACCATCCAACTGCTCTCCTGTGTTGGCATTTCGGATGCGGGCCACCCAGCTATTGAGATTCGGAGTGACCTCACGAGCCTTACCAAGTGCCAGATTCAGGAGTGCGACGAATGTTGTCATGTTATTTCATCAACCAGAGATACTTCGTGAATTTACGTGGAACGGTATGATCGATGATCTTTGAAATGATCTCCCACTCACCACCACCACGACCCGCCCCAATTTGGGGAAAGTGAATTGCAGGCTTGAACTTGTACTGAGCCTCAACGGTCTCCGCGATCATCACGATCTTCTTGAAACATTCCTCTACGGCGTCGTAACTAACGTACTTCCTCTTATCGTAGCCGTAGTACTCTTGAGTAATTGCATTGACAATGAAACGCTCATCTCCAAATGGAGCCCACGTCACTTCACCAAGCTTCTTCTGACCAGCTTTGTAGTAGTCGTATGCAAGCGGACACTGCTGCTTCACTTGAAGGGCAACACCCGAATTCATCACCCCTTGTGCATTGCAACCATGAACGATGATGCCTGTCTTTGCACCCAGAACATCACCAACAACATTAATGATCATGCGACGATGGGCCTCCCAGAAAACAGGCTGATCGACCACATCACGGGCACTTCCTCGACCAGCTTGCTGGGTTGCAGAGGATCCTCAAACACAGCCTGAAGAGTCTGGCATGCACCCTGGAAGAAATCACGCTCAGCCTTGTTGTAGGTCTGAGTGCCCTTCCTGAGATCATTGTTCTCGGCGTACTTTTTGAATGCCGCCTCAATGCGGGCCTTGACTTCGGGATTAAGCTTGGACATGTGTAAAACCTTGGAACTTCAGCTCTTGTGAGCCTTCTTCTGCCAGACGAACAATCATTGCACCAGTTTGAACCATCTCTTCATAGATGTGTTCCTCAGTGTCTTTACCGTAGTGGTGATCAATAAGGGCCTTAGTCACCTCACCAGCTTCCTCATTGAATGCGGCTTGCTGCAGTGCATTTCCGGGATAGCAGACTCGTGCTCGTGCCACTTCTGCTTCAACATCACGGAAAAACTTCTCCCGATTAAAGATCATTCCTTGGCTTGCTCCACAGCTTGGGCCAGACGCTTCAGACGAGCGCCATCACCAGCCTCAGCTGCCTCCACAGCCTCATCCAGAACATTGCTGCGAATAGCCAGTTTACCCTTGGCATCATAGATGTGGGGACGACGGGCCTTGATGTACTTGAGGGGACGGAAACGTTGAATTGCGAACATATTACTTCTTTCTTTGTTATTGTTTATTTAGACTGTGGGCGTGATCAGAGCATCGATCTTAGTGCCAACAGAGTCGGCCTGCGCAGCTTCGGCATCCAGACCATCAGCCTCACTATCACTCACGATTGCCTGTGCACGCAGTCGTTCAGCCTCATCACGCTTGAGACTTGCCTCTGCCTCTTTCTCATCACGCAGCTTGAACATGTCATCTGCGGCCTCACGGAATTGGGCCAGGATGGAATTGAAGGTCTTAGCGGGCTTTTGGAAGAACATTTGTATACCTTGAGAACAATAAAGTTGATTGCCGACAGATAAGTCAGCTAATTGCGTCATCCCCCTCGATGACTACTGGATTATGCTGCCAGTACAGCCTTCTGACGCAATCCCGTTGCATCCGATTCCGGGATAACCTCCAGTGTACGCTCACTGAAATCCAAGTGAGTTGCCAACAGGCCAGCTTGATGCACCAGTGGTGTCTCGCTATCACTCCTGCATCGCCAGATGTTGCCGAGTTCTCCTCGACCTTCACCTTGCCAACTCACAACAATTACTGTCTTGCCATGATTTGGACTCTTGCCATCAAAGATGACATCATCAAAACCCTTGTCAGGGTCTGCACGACCAATGACTCGACACTTAACTCCTGGCTTAATGACCGCCATTGTTTCCTTTATTCATCTGAATGATCAGTGCCACAACAATCATGATACCAACCACAACACCAAGCATGAACATACGAAACTCCCTAATTATTTTTATTGTTTAATGCTAATTACCCAGGCGTACCTTCCTCCAAAGGTACAGATCATGCCAGCGACCACCTCCGCCAGCCAACGCCATCTATAGCGTCCCACAGTCTCGGTTCCATATCCGAGTTCAGCAGCCTTAACAATGTGCATCTGCTCCTCGATCAATCATTTTGTGATCAACAATTGCTTGGAGTTTACCCTCTTTGACTCTTGCAAGTCTAATTCCAGTAATACGAAGGAGAGCCCACCTACCAGTGTAAGTTTCTTCTTTCTTATCGTATTCCTCAAGACGGCAATATTGTCCAACACACATTCCAACTACAGGAAGAATATCAGTGAAGACCATCGGGTCACCTGCAATCGTATGCAGACCAAATGACCCTTTCCAAGACATCAACGTATGATCAATTCTCATTACATATCACTCAAATCACGGAAACCCTTCACAATCGGATGTCGAGGCTTATCCTTGACACCAACAGGGAAGAACTTATAAGTCACAATTTTTCCAATGTACTTCTCATTATAGTACTTGGCTCGCCCCTCTTTGGTCAGCAGTGCACCGCTACCAATTCGGAATTCAACACCAGTCACCAGATCACGTACAAGAAACGCCCCAAGTGTGCCTTTACCAACAAGCCCCGCTTTCGCAGTCGAGCGCTTTGTCCGACCGAGTTCATTCGTCTCCGCCTCGTTGGTGTTTTCCATTTCCTCTTCGAGGCCAATAATTTCCGCTTCGGAATCTTGAAAGCGTTTGAGCTTAAAGGCAATGTCCTCTCGCAGGGTGGTGCGATTAAACTTATATCGTCCATGAAGCGATCGAAGAATGAGCCCTTCATATCCGAGTTCAAGACATTCCTCCTCATAGGCAAGGAGCTCAGCGAGGGATTCGACTCGTCGACAATCATGCAATCTAACTCGGAATCCATTAAACTCTTCAAGAGAGAAGCGCTCAATGAGGCGGTCAATCCTCCTACGATAGCTATCCGCTGGAGAGGAGAAGTCGTCGAAGAGATAATAGGTGTACTCCTGGAATGGAGGAAAGTGAGACATGATGAAACTATCAGTGTCTCGGTACACAGTGGGACTCACTGGGCTACCAACGATTAGCTCTCCGTCGACACAGTTTAGCTTCATCGAGGACAACTGCTTCCGGACTTCCCGATTTGCAATGTCCTTCAATGTACGAGTCACTGCTCGCCCTTGGAAGATCGCACAGCGAATCCCGTCCAGTTTGGGACTGGCAATGTACGGGAACTTCAGGGATTCGAAGGGAGGATTCTCCCTGTACAGGGTCATTGGCTTGAAGGCCAGCACTTCTTGCTCGTTCAAAACTTCTCGCTTTCTGAAAATCCATCACTGCTTCATCAGCGACTTGAATGCGAGTGGAGCGTCTCCACCCAAGCCCAATTGTCCTGACATAAGCGTCGGACCAAATCCTTCGCTCATCTGGCCCCATCATTCTCTCATCTCAATATTGATCACGGTCAGCACAACGCAGAACATGATCCATGTTGGAAAACCAATTGCAAACGGAAGTTGTGACAGAGGCCCAATGGACATTAGCCCAGTTGAGGCACTAATCACAATTCTGCTTTCAGGCTTAAGTTTCTTGAACCAACCGAGCATCAGGCAGCTTTCTTCAGCAGGCCCTTGGTCTCAGCTAGAGCACGCTTGGTCTTCATCAGCTTATCACTCTTGACATCCAGCTGTTCCGCCACTTTGCGGGCACTCACAGTTGCAAGCTCCAGCGGTTTCACGAAGCGTTCCTTGGCGACTTCAGCAGCCAGCAGAAGTGCATAGGCCCGAGCCTCAGCGTTGCGACGGACAGTCGTCACTGCAAACTCGTTCATGCTCTGGCTGTAACGCTTGCCATGATCAACTTGGCGGCCCTGCAGATCGAACATGACCAAGTTAATTGCCTGCAGCGCTTTATTCTTGGTATATCGGCCATAACCACGATAGTCCGTAAACTCGTAAATCACTGCGTCATTGATCTCAGGGTGAGAGCCATCATGGTTGTGAGTGGAAATTTCAAGAACTCGCTCAGCGGCATCAACCAGCAGAGCAGAGGTGGTGAATTGGTCAGCGGCCTTAGTGAGCTTCGTGCTGGGGAAGAAAGTCATATTCATTTTGAGATTAATCTTGTTGTTGCAGAGAGATATCGAGAATAGATGCGAGCTCACAGCTCACTAGACTGAACGCCATCATGGCATTCTGGTTGTCTGCGCTCACTACTTGGCGCAATCGGGAGGCAATTTTTGTAACCGAATCCTGATCCCACTGAGGCAGGACTGAAATCGCCGCCAATACCTGTCGGAGTGCTGGCGTCATCGGAATGTCCAGCCGAGGTGCGTCCGAAGGGCTTTCGGAAGAGGGCTGGGATTTGTCGCTGTTTTCCATACAATTTATCAATCAATCGAATAAGTTCATCTCCACTGATTCCATCAAGTTGGACCTCAGCGAATTCTTTGAGCTGATCATATTCTTGCTTATTCATGCGTTAAAGAGCCCGTAACCCATACCATAATCCCACCAGCAAATTGGAATCACTTCAAACTTGAAAGATGGGTCCACAAATTGAAGACAATGCAGCCACAACTCAAACAACTCATCCAGGCCATCATCGAAGTAATAGCCAGTACCCATCTGCATTGTTTCATGGTCCATGTCATATTCCTTGACACGGAAGAATGTCTCCAAGATTCCAGTCTTACGGAGGATATCACTATCCTTTACAGGCAGTCGCCATTCCTCATATTTATGACACCACTTATCAAAATCGATGTCCAGCGTCTTCTGTGCTTGCTCCACCAGGAGCTTCAATTGCTTGTAATCGAAATTACATTGGATGACATAACTTTTATGTCGGCCATGACCATCATCACTCGGATCACCGAGTCGGAAATAGTGGGTGTGCATCATTGCGTGAGTGCAGGCTTGAACTTGTTCTTGAACTCTTTTTCTTGATAGATACTGAAATCCCCACTGCGGCGGCGCACAATAAATTCACCAGGTCGGACGACCTTAATGCCTGCCTTGGTTTGGATCGTACCAATCTTGCTACCCTCCTCAACCCGGACACCCGGATAGTCACCCTCCTTAAACCATTGAACAGCGGTAAAGGTAGGAGCGACGGATTCAACGTAAACTTGCATGAGATTCAATTCTAAAGAGTTAATAGTTATTGCTCTTTCTCTAAAGAGCTTGTTGATTAGCGTCATGCTCGCCAATCTCAGCTTATTGAATCAGCCTACTTCTTCAAGGTACTTATTGCTGATAACCTTAAAACTCACAGTGGGATCAGTGGTACTCTTGTAGACATCACCCTCACGCTGCACTCCATTTCGAAACCAAGTGAAGCCAATGGCGCTCTCCAGAAGCCCTTCCATTCCAAACACTTGAGTACTCTCAGAAATTGTTGGGACATCATCAATATCTAGCCCCTCCGAGATTCGCTGACGATCAGCAGGAAGAAGATAGCACTGATTGTCAATATCCCAAATGGCGTAAAGATAGAACCAGTGGCCAGTGACCGCATAACGGTTCTTTTGAATTGATTCACCAATCAGTTCCCCCTGCAGTGCAAGACTCCGATTATTGGTCAGACAGTAATCGCTCAGCTTGTTAACCAGATTCTGATTAAGAGCAGCCTTCCAGAATTTGTTGGCTTCATTCAGCACCAAATCCATATTCCGACTACACACTCCAATGATAGGGATTTGTTCATCGCCTTCATTCTCAATCTTGCAGTACACAGTCATCGAGCTACCATCAAGCTTCTCAGTGCGTTCGAATCGATGGCCCTCCTCAATCCACTTGGGGAGTACTCGACTCAGATTCTGAATTCGCTCCTGGTCAGTCTTTCGAATGAAATGCGGGAAGTTGCCCTTGCGTTCACCAGGAGCTCCAGACTCAGGCGGTTCCCACAATTGAATTTCAAGGAGCTCAGTCAGATCGGTGTCTTCTTCGTATGGGAAGGTCCAGACGCTGTGGTCATATCCGTTGCTCACCTCAATGAAGGCCTCATTAGGCGCCGCGAATGCACCACGGCAGATGGGTAGTAGCAGCCCCTGGGACAGCTGCTTCCGGAGTCGTACCGTGCGCAGACGCTCGCCGTAGACATCCTTGTACACCTTGGCTTCGTGCCCCGGCTTGGTCAACCACGGAGCCAGCTTGGATGGAATGAAGCTGTCAATCTCAAAGTAAACAGCCAGTTGACCAGGAAGGAATTCACCCTTCTTAACAACTACCTGCCAGCCACCAACCTGAGCGCATTCAATTGCATCAGCATTGGGGATGGGGAAAATGGCATCAATACGACGGAGACTTGCAAGTTTACGCATTTTTAGTTTCTTCAAGCATATGGAGATCTTCGGTCAGGACTTCACACCAGACCATCTTAGGGTTGTCCACCTTCACAAATTGGTGCCAGGAGCCCTTACGACCAATATAGATGAGCCGCTCAGGTTGACCTTTCCAATTGTATCGGCCATCAAGCTTTAATGGTGTCACAGGAACCATCCAAATAGGGCGCCAAGCGGAAATGCAGGAACACCAAAGAGACGCACGATTAGTTCACCAATGTGATCCGTACCAAGACCAATAATAGCCTTGATATTGAGGACCCAACCCCAAACGATTCCAACTAGAAGGGCCAGAGTAATAATAAATTTCATCAGCAGAAAGCTCCATTATCAACAATTTTCTTCAACCGATCATGCATCTCACCACCACGCAATTCAGGGAAGTGCTTCCTGAAAAGATGGACCAGACTTGAATCCATGACCTTACATCCAGCCATCTGGAATTCGATGACCTTATCAAGTAGCCCCTTGGCCACAACTTCGTTCACGAGATTATTTGTTTGTTCTTGCAGTTTTGAGGACACTGTCAAATGTTCCTTTATTGAATTCCTCTCGAAACTCTTTTGTCATCAATACTGTCTGCTGGGCCTCACTGAGCTCCTGCTCTTTATACACCCGCTCAATGCGGATGATGTGAGCTCGACACATTGCAAACAGTGCCCGAGTCAGCTTGTTATGTTGATTGAATAGGTTGATGTCTTCGGTGTAATCACCAACCAGAAGTCGTTCAATTAGTCTTGGTGACATTCTTTGCTACGGGAATACATGCTTTTTCAGGAGTGCCGCCCCACTTATTCTCATAACCCTTCATTGCCTGCACGCACTCATCCCTGGTTGGATAGAGATCAGCATATGATGGTGTGCAATATCGATTGCAAATTGTATAAACAAGAGCCCAAAGCATATCGTGTTGACGTACTTGAATAAAAAGGCCCACTTGGGGCCAAACGGCTTACGCCGGACAGGTCAATAGACCTTCACCAACTCATCTGCGATGCCGTAATCAATGATCTCTTTTGCAGTCAGATACACGTCATGTGCAGGGAGCAGATGCTTGCGAATAAACGCGATACTCTT